ACGGTATTAAACCTGTGTTCTCTTATGCCGACTACACAGCGTTCCCTGCAGACCCTCAACAGAACCTAACAGGCTATCACTTCCTTGATGAGTCTACTGGAAACCTGTTTGTGCTGTCTTTCTCAGGCGACCCTGCTGTTCCCACCTATAACTCTGTCGCAAAGCCCGGACAAGGCGATATTCCCTTGTACGAATGCAACATGACTATTGATACTCAGGAAGATTTGCGTAGCAACATTATGCGTTTCCTTGACTGTATGGGTCAGGGAGACCTCATTTGGACTACTGATGGTAAGTATAAGCTTGTTGCTAACTACCCAACCAGCCAAGCAGAGGTTGACGCTCTCGTTGATGCTAACCATAGTTTCTCTGAGGATGACATCATTAAGGATACGGTTGCAATTAGCTGGCCCAGCGCGGGTCAACGCTTTAACCACGCTACTGTTTCTTTCAACAACGAATACGAAGACTTTAAGCAGGATACTGTTGCTTGGCCTCCTCTGAATAGCGTCACCTACTCACAATACCTTGGTGAAGATAATGACGTGCCGATGCACACGGGTCTTGGCCCGGAGGGTGTTACCACTCCGTATCACGCTCGTGCGTATGCTGAAGAAAAGGTTCGTAAGTCTCGCTCAATCTACACTATTGAGTTTGTAGTAACCCGAAAGGGTCTTACAGTTGAGCCGGGAGATATTGTTAAGCTTACTTCTGCTAACATTGGTTTTGATACTGCACAAGATATTCGTGTTGAAGCTATCGAAGTTCTGAATGACTTCTCTGTCAAGATTAAGGGTTATCACTATGATTACACTACCTTGGCTTGGAACATTTCTGATGATGAAGCTTACTCCGGTCGCTCTGTTGTGGACTTTGAAGTCCCAGCGCCGACTAATGTTTCTTTCTCAAGCACTGCGGATAACCTCGGCACTGCGTCGGGAAAGGTATCTTGGACTGGGGTTGAAGGTGTTAACTCTCCGGAGTATATTGTAGAAGGCTCATCTGACGGTGGCTCTACTTGGTTCTCTGTAGGTATTACACGCACTGAGTCTATTGATGTTGGTGGACTTCAAACTGGTAACTATAATTTCTCAGTTCGGACTAAGACCGCTCTTGGTCGGATTTCTGACCGTGCTACAACTGGAAACCAGAGCGTCTCACTTACAACTGTTGGGCAGGTTAAGCCAGTCTATGCGGACAATGCTTCGGGTACCAACAAAACTGTTACACTAACCACACAAGAGTATGTGCTTTATTGGGAGTATGACGGCGAGTTTGACATCAATGATGTAACAGGTACTTGGGTTAAGTTTGTAGGGGATGATGGGGTTGATGGTGCTGATGGCTCTCCTGGTGAGGATGGCTACAATAGCGCACCTGTCTTCTTGTATCGTAAGAATACATCCGATACAGTAGCCCCGAGTTTGTTCTCAGGAACATTCTATTATAACTTTACTACAAAGACTTTGTCTAGCGGTACGCTGAATAACTGGACTACTACACCACCTAGTTTATCTCAAGGTGAGTATTTATGGATGTCGCAGGCTACAGCAAGTAGCAGCTCTCTCACTGACCCTATATATGCTGCTGAGTTTTCTACCCCAGCGGTTATTTCCGGAGCAGGGACAGACGGTGCTGATGGCGCTACAGGTCCAGAAGGGCCTCAAGGACCAGCAGGTGCTGACGGTGCTGATGGTGCCGACGGTGCTATAGGTGACCGTGGAGCAGGGTGGTGGCGCTACGAAGATACATCTAATGCCTCTACCTACTATGACTCTGACACTCAGACTCGTGTAAACTCGGCGTTTTCTACTGCCGTAGGTCTCTCTGTGATAGAAGGTGATAGATTCATCATTAACTGTACTGACGATATCGCAATTGCATTTATTTATGGAAGCGGTTCTTGGGTTTCTCAAGAAGCTTTCATTGATGGCAACTTGCTTGTCAACGGTACTATCACTGGTGATAAGGTTGAAGCTGATACACTTAATGCATATCATATCAACGCCACAGAACTGTCAGCTTTGAACGCGAAACTTGGCAATGTTACTATTAACAAGACCTTGACGATGGAAAACGACACTTCTGCTTTCGTCGGTGGTAAGACAAGCGCTGGTGACCTATTCACTCCCGGGTATTACTTTGGCCGTGATAGTAGAGGTTCTGTAGTAGCTACTGCTATTGAAGAAGGGAAAACCTATGAGATTCTTACTCTTGGTTCCTCTGACTTTACCAGCAATGGTGCTGATAGCAACACTATAGGTGAAATCTTCATTGCTAACTCTACGGCAGGAATTGGCACGGGCACTCTGAAAGAGATTGGTTTCGAACTTACTGTTAGTTCAAACGGCGAACTTAATAGCGCTATTACAATCTCCGACTCTCGGGGTGTCAACCTGATTAACCCAACTCTCTGGACAGGAACCCCAACTAGCTCCGCATCTGTCTACTCTTCGAATGGTAAACAAAACATTGGTGTAGTTGATAGTGTTACTGTAACCGCTGTTGGCGGCGGTGGCGGAGGTGGTGGTGGCTCTGACCGCTACTGGACTGCGTCTGTTGCCCCGGGTAGCGCTGGTACAAGCACTACCGTTGAGGTATATGACGGCGACCCAGACACTATTGGAACCCTGCAAGCGACAATTACTGCCTCTGGTGGTGCTGGGGGATTAAGTAACCAAAATAGCTTGTATAAAGTCCCAGGGACGGATGGCGAGAGTTCTCTTGCTGGCGCTGGCGGCGGTGGCGGTGGATTTGGCCAAAATGGTGGTGCTGGAAGTATTGGTGCTGGCGGCGGCGGCGGTGGCTACACCTCATATCTTGAGTTTGGTACTTTCAAAACCTACTATGGTGACTCTGGTGAAGGTGGTAGTGCTGGTGAGGCTGTTACTCAAACTATTGATACGAGTGGCTTCACTAACTCTGTTTATGTCGTCCTAACCAAAGGTACTGGTGGTGCTGGTGCTGCTGGTGTTAACGGTGGAGCTAACGGTGGAGGCGGTGGAGACGGTTATATGTCTGCCTTGTCAGACTTTTCAGGTCTCTCAGAGCTTAGAGTAAATAGCTGGCAACTGATAACTGAGGGTGAGATTGCTGATGGCGGCGCTGCCCTTTACTCTTGGACAGACCTCTCAAAGTATAAGCACATAAGGTTTAGTTGGTTTGGAGCTTGTGGTATAGCTGATTCACTAGTTTATATTCAAATGAGAGCTACAAGTGGTACTTGGAGAACTGTGTCTCAAGGTACCTCGAATAGCTCTGCTACCGCTGGCGTAGGTCATTTTTATGAGATATACAACTCTGGTATAGCTTCAACCTATAATAAAACTTCTCGTGGCTTTTCAGGTAACAACGGGACTTCCACATACACTAATAACGTTGACCTTGCGGCAACTAGCTCTCGTTACCTACAATTAGACGGTGATTGGAAAAGTGAAATCTGGGATGAACTAAGGTTGAGCCACGCTGTAGGTTCTAGCAATACAGGCTCACAGTATAAAGGTTGGTATCGCATTGAAGGAGTTCTCATATGAAGATTTGTGTAAATGGAGAAATGAGGGATATGACCCCAGAGGAACAAGCTGAGTATGAGGCTTATTTCCTGACGGAAGAGTATCTGGCAGAACAAGCAGATAACATTAGGAATTTGCGTACAGAAAAGCTTAAAGATACTGACTGGACTCAAGTCCCTGACTCGCCTGTAGACCAAACAGCTTGGGCAGTTTACAGACAACAGTTAAGAGATATTACAGAACAAGAAGGCTTCCCTACAAATGTAGTGTGGCCATCAAAACCAGATTAAGGAAAGTAGTATGACAGCACAATTAACAGTGTTGGCACCGATTCTAGGGGATGTACTCAAGCGGGTCATCCCCGACTCGGACAAAGCCAACGATATTGAAAAGGAAGTGAAACTAGCACTTCTTGAACACACTGACAGTCTTGAAGCAATGCGCGGTAAGATTGTCTTGGAAGAAGCAAAGTCAGCCAACTGGCTCACAGCTGCTTGGCGTCCGATTCTGATGATGGTAGTCATCCTCATTATCGCTTGTAACTACCTAATCTTCCCGATTGTCCGTATCTTCTATCCTGAGATGATTTCTCTGGAGCTACCCCAAGAACTGTGGCAACTGCTTACAATCGGTGTAGGCGGCTACGTAGTTGGGCGTTCTGGTGAGAAGATGATTGACACTTGGAAGGGAGGTAAATAATGGATTTTTCAAAGTTGAGACTATCAAGTATTTTTGGAACTAAACAAGGTAAGGCTTACAAGGAAGCTGAAAAGTTTCTTGGATTGGCGGAA